CGTTGATCTCTAGCGGCATACCGAGTTTGTATACGAGCTGCTTTCGCAACTACCTCTTTAGGTGTTAACAACTTTTCTCCTTAGATAAATGTTTTATCTTTCTGCAATAGTAATTCGTCTATGTTTATAACCATCCGTTTAGACTTTTCCCTATTGGATAAAAATGGGTTCTTCATATGATGATGTTGATATTGACCGTAGTTGATCATCTCTCTTGCCCTGATCTCGCAGAACCAAAGCGCCATCACCATATCGGTCTTACCCTTAGTGGCAGGTGACCAAGTTATCAACTGCTCTATAAGAGCCTTGACATTCTCGGTTTGATCACTAGGCAAATGAATCAGATTATCTCTGTGGTGTTTGCCATCGTGCTGCTTTGTTCCAAACAGTGTAGACATAGAGGCCACACCGAATCCTGAGTCCCACTTATTATTACCTGTGTGGTGTTCCTTTAGAACAACTCCACGAGTTGCAAGATGTTGGCGTATACCCTCATCCTGCGTTAGGAAAGATTGGAAAGCGTTACGCTCTACGATCCATTCGCTAGGCTTGTATAGCTCAGTCCAGTCAAATATTAACTGGCGGATCTGCGCTGGAGTCGGCCTTGTAATCTTGATAGCATCAACAATGAAACGCTTATTGGTAGAACGATCAACAGCATAACAAATAGCAGCAGTGTCCCCAACCATTGCAGGGTCCAAACCACAAATATAAGTAAAGCCTTGAGTATCTTTAGGATGACCTGGATAGCCTGGATTTAAACCACCACTCTTTCGCATACCATCAATAGATCCTCTAACACATACTGGATCAAAGACTGCATCATCTGATATATCTTGTTGCTGATAGATGAGCGCCCAAGTTGAGGCATCCATAGATTGACGTTCGTTAAATAAATTTCTACCAGACCAGCGAGGATATAGACCTTCCTCATTCTTGTCTGTTTCCTCTTGCCCATCAAAGGGTTGATCAGAGGCAGGCCATAAGGTAACCCACTTATCGGGATCCTCATTAGCATCTAATAATGCTGGCATTGCTAGATAGGTCCAAGGTACTAGGCCACCAGGATATCTATCAGGGTTGCGTAACTCCTTGTATAAATCTACGGAGGCTACACGGGTACCAATAATAATTAACTTTCCTGTTGGGTTAAGACGAGATCTAACATCCTGTGTTAACCACTTGATCTGCCGTTCAAAGTCATTGGCATTAGATAAAGTAACAGCATCATCTACTATGATCATATCTGCTCGTTTACCGTAGATCTGACCGCCAATACCAACTGCTTCTATATTGGGATCCTTCTCACTGGATTCACGCAATTCATCCCCGAAGGTAACACGGGTCGCTTGCCAGGAGGCGCTCTTAGATTTGAACCCTACGCCAGCAGCGTATGCTGCTTGTAGGTCCTCGTACATCGGGTGAGTCAGTCGTTGCTTGATGGCGTAGAGAAAGTCACCAGCTAATCGCTGGGTCTGTGAAACTATTAAAACTCTAAAGTTTGGGTTCTGACATAGTAGCCAGGTTACGTAGTCAACTGTAATGGTAATTGACTTGGCGTGGTTAGGAGGTATGTTTAAAAGTATGCGGTTGTTATTTAGACCCTTCTCATACTTCATATTAGGATGAAGCCAGCCTGGGTCATTACCCTCTATTACATCAACTAGATTTTGTTGATGGGGGAAGGTTGCGTTATGAAGGAAGCGTTGCCGAAACTCTGCAAAGGTAAGATCGTGAACATCACTAGAGGCGAAGGATTTATCTCTTAGACCTAACCTAGTTCTATCCATCTTATCTGCGAAGACCTTGTCGGTCCTGCGGTAGTACTCGTAAGTCTTTATAGATTTGCCGGCTGAGGCACAGCCTTGCTCAACTGTCATTCCTTCAGCTACACAACCTAAGATAATTCTTTTCGCTATGTCTGCTGAGTTCTCAGCCATCTAATTCCCTCTGTGGATAAAGCTGTGGATAAGCGCCGTAATTGAAATCTTTGATTTTATTAATGGGCAGAATATTATACTGGAGAGAATATTACACTACACCTGCCGCTTGCGTATGTTGTCCGGTAACTCCCGAAGGAGCCACAGCGACTGAGGGGTAAACCTCGTCTTGCCCTTAGGGGGCATCGCCGAGGTTTCACCGAGGCGAGGTGGTCGTAAAACTCATCACTCCCCGTTTTACTCCCCTACTATATATAAGGCGGGAAATATACTTGAATTCCCGTTTTTACACAAAAAATCTTTCTAAATGTGACGAACCTCACTTACAAAGTATATCAAATCGGACATTACGGACATATACGGGGTAGCTTCACTTTAGTCAAAATATTTATTTGGGGTATATACATCCATCGCATTTCAGATTAAGCATAGGGGGGTCGGTTTTGTGGGGCGGTGAGCGTGTGAGCGCATAATCTAAGGAGATTATGCCAACGGTTGAGCGTGTATTGCTGTGAGTTGGTGGCGTATTGTTAAAGGGTTGAGGGATTTAGTAAACAATGGTTGGCTCTCTCCACTTATGGCAGGATACGACACTCTCCCCCATCTCTCCCCAACCCCAACCGATCAACCCAAAGCCCCAACCCTTGCCCATCTTTTAATCTAATCATCTGCCAAATCTGTTGACCCTTTGCCACTTTCTAAAGCTCGTCGCATTTGTCCCATTTGCCTGGTTTGACCGGTTTGCCTGATTTGCCCCTTATGTCATAGCTGAAAAACACAACCCCAAACCTATGATAGACAAGCAGACTTTCTGCTATCCTTTACTTATTGGGAAGATATCCCAAAAGGAAGGCAACAAATGCAACGCTATAAAATAGAGATTAAATTCACCGCAGATCGTGAATTATCTTTTGATGAGTTAGTAAATCTTGATAATGCGATAAATCTTCAAATTGAAGAGCCAACCGATTATGACCAAAACGCAGAAGATTACGAAACAAGCGAAATCACCTACTACATCCAAAGGGAGAATAATTAATGAAACTTACGGCAGAAGAAATTGACACATTATTTGATTGGTATATTCATTTTGAACACAATGACTTAATGACACCTAAACAAATTGATGCAATAGATGAACGCAATGAACACTTACGCAAAAAGTTATGGCTAGAATATAAGAGATTAGGTGGCAAATAATGAACACCGATCAAGATTTTGCTACTTATTATTTGGAGCGAACAAAGTCAGCAAGCGAAGAACAAGGCATAGACGATTTGGTCATCGCCTTAGAAAAGCAAGGAATTAAAGCCACAAGCGAACAGACGGGCGGTTTTACGATGTGCGCTTATATTGAGTTAAAAGATGATAAATACATTTATGCCAACACTTACGGCGCAGGTGTATATAACGAAGAAGGACACGAGCAAGATATTTACTACAACGAAAACGAAGAAGACCAACAAGCAAGGGCGGAAGATGTAGCAAAGGGCGTGGCAAATTGGCTAAAAGGATATAAAGCAGGACAGACCAACTAGACCGAAACCGCCTTCGGGCGGTCTTGCCGTAAATCGGCAACTGACGAGGTCAGCAACGAAAGGAAGGCAAGAAATGAACGAGGCAAAAGAAAAACCAAATTCGCTATTTATTGAGGGGCGTTTGTGGTTTGATAAAGTAAACGGCAATACCTATTTTTCCAATCGTGTTTGGGTTGATGGAAAAATAGTTTTTACAATGCCTATGGAATATGGTTACGAAATGCAATACGAACACCGAGCCTTACAAGAGTTAAAAGATCGGGGCTATATTAACTCAATCACCCGTTGGGAATTGAGAGATGAGCAAGGAATAGCCTTCTATTCGGTGGCAACCTACGGCAAAAAATCCGAGTTGTTTAAAGAAAAGGCGGTGGCCTAATGTGTGCCGTTTGTAATCATAGAAAGACCCTTTTCCCCGTAAAGATCAATGGTCAATGGGTAAAAGCCTGCTCTAATTGCATTACCCAAAACCATTTAACAGGGTGGTCAATATGATTATTGACGCAATTTTCAGCTTTGTTTGGGTAATTGGTTTCTTCTTCCTCGCCGGTGGGATTGCCTGGTTAGCTGATCAGGTGGCGAGCTTTCACCTTGACGGAATGGCAAGAGTAAGACGATTAGAAGAGAAAGAGAGAGAGAGCGAGGGCGCAAAATGATTATTACATACCAAAGAAATCAGGCGGGGGCGTGGGTCTTGTCTGCGTTTGTGGGAGAGGGGGCGGGCGAGTATCTGCTAACCCGATCTTATTATGACTACACAAAAGAGCAGGCCGCCAAACTATTTAAAGAAGAGATGAAGAGAGAGAGGGCGAGCAAGTGAAAGTAAATAATTTACTAAGCGATAACACCTATAAAGAGGCGTTGGAAGGGTGGGGAGAGCCTAGCGAGAGAGTAAGGCTAGGTCAGAAAATACGCATTAACCGAGAGGGCTTACCAACTAAAACTGGATACGCTTATAAAGAGAAGGGGGCTTGGCTTGGTATTAGATACACTTGGCGCAGTATGCGTTGGTGGAGCTTACTTAATTACAATAACCCTCTAATAAAGTTAGAGGCACAGGAGTTAGACGGAAAGGGTAATGCTTACTGGATAACACTATGGGAGAGAGGTAAGTAAATGAGCGTGAGAGAGAGAG